TTGTCTTTTTATTGATACGTTAGTTGGAGATAGTGGTGCATTACTTGTTGACGTAACTGTGAACTCACCACCTGCTGTACCAATACATAACCTAGATGCAGGGGCTAACCATCTTATTACGTTTACCTTATTTGATGCTATTGTAAATATGAAAGCATCACTTGCATCTGTACCTGCTTTAAAGTTTTCAAAGTCTCCAGAGACACTTCCCCATAATGTCTGAGGTTGATTTGTCGAACCTGCGAACATTAATCGTTCTTCAAAGAACGTAACACATGAGGGGAATCCTCTGTGTGTTGACCAACCACCTTCAGACCATGCTGTGGTTGTTCCAGTACCACTGATATCATTTGTGACTGTAACAGTTAAATGCGTTGTATCTACAAATGCTGTGCAAGTTACATACCCGGCTAAGAATGAAAAAATCGCTCCTACATGATTAGCGTTAAAAATAGCTGTGCTTGCAGTTAATGTTTTACCTGTACCAGTTGTAGCATTACATTGTAATGTTGTAGCTGTGGTATTAGCATCGAGATAAGGGCCATCAATAAAAGTAATGGTTGTCAAAGTCCATGCGTTATGATCGGTTCTTGTTAGTTTTCTGGGAGCATAACTTGGATGAGTGATGAACATAGTGTCAGCACTCTGAGCAAACTGAATTTCATTTAAGTCTGCTTCTAGGTATGGAGTTGCAACCTCGAATACTTTACTGCTAGTACCGCCTGAAGAATACGCTGTAAAAGCTGATGAGTTTATACCAGACAGTTGAAAATTATTAGTTGTCTTATTTGCAACAGTAAACCTTTTACCATTGACTTCCGTCATTCCTACAACTGCTGCTATATCTACTTCATCTCCATCTGAATATCCATGCGTACTAATTGTTACTACAGCAGGGTTGGCTCTGGTAATTGCAGTAATGGTTTTATTCGCATCACCAATCGAGCCATTGTCTTTGTAGAATCTAAAGTATAGATTCCCCATTTCTATTATGTAGGCTTGTTCTGTATTAAATTCAAATGGAATTAATCTGGAAGCCTCTGCTGAGTTTTCAGCTTCAGCAACAAAATGTGTTCCTACTCTACGTTTAACTCCGCCATGTGGTAGTACATTAAAGTTTTCTATTGTCTTTGCACCATTATAATATTTTGCAAAGTCTACCCGACCTTCTAGTCTTGGTGATAACTCACCTGCTGTGAAATTAGTCTGTATCGGTGAAAAACGTGGCATTATAAAACTTCTGATCTTGCAACAATTAAATCATCTGCATCAAAGGTTTCTCCATAACCTTCCTGTGCTGACATCGTTCTGGCCTCTGCTAATTTTTGTGTATAAAGTGCATTAAACACTTCAACAGATTTATTGTTTTGCGTTATAGGCCAAGCCATCTTTTCTGCCAATCTATATTCTAACGATTCTGTAAATAGTGCATCATATTGACCAACGTCTGTAACCCTAGCAATATATTGTAAGGAAACTGTACTAGCGTTAGTTAATAAGAATCTACCTTCAACTCTCCACTTTTCATAATCATCATCAATCTTTAATGCCTTTAAACAGAATGGGTCTTCTGGTAATTGGTATTGAAAAGAAAACTCAAAATTAGGAGTTGTAGTTGATTGTGCTAATGTCTGTCTGGTTATAGCAAAGTTCCATGTATATGCTCTAAGTACACTATCTCTGGTCGAACTATAAAACCGATTACATAACCTCGCTCTTGTTGAGTCGTCAGTTAATGCGGTTATCGGATCATCACCTAAAAGTGATAAAGCGTTAGAACATATCTCAGCTTCAGATGACATTGTGTTTATCCTAAAAAATGTTTTAAAAAAAGGGAGTACGTTTCCGCACCCCCTAATGTGGTTATACTTTAATCAACTACATACACTATATAGCCTTCAAGTGTTGCTCCAGTAGGTATTGTTCCACCTGCTACAACAGCTTGAATGGTTAATGGTGCGTTACTATCATAAAGATAAGTATCAACAGTCGCAGCACCAGTACCCAAAAGGGCAGCAGTTGCTGAAGCCACATCTAAACCATCAAGAACTGCATCGACATCAACAGCTACAGCATCACCATTATTATCGGTGTGTGCTACATATCCAATGTCAAGAGTTCGAGACCCTCCAAATGCACTAGCTGCAAGAAATGAAGAACGAATTAAAATACGTCCTTTACCTGCCGGTAGTTTTACAAGGTCAACTGTTGAGGTTGCATCACCTGCCCCATCTTGTGTATGTAAGAAATACGCAATGCGCATCCTCCCATGCAAAGATGTGGTGTCCAACATAGTTGGAGGACTAGCAGTGATGTTGGTAACTTCGGCTGATTTTTGCGTTGTTACGGCCATATTATATTCCTCCTATTATGATGGATCACAAGCAATTTCGACTACGCCTTCATCTTCTACTCTGGTAGCTCCAATATCCATCTGTGTAAAAACCTGTACGGAATAATTTTTATCATCCCTTTCAGAAATTCTTACACGAATATCTTCGCCAACACCTAAACAAATAGATGGTGCAGAATAGCAGAGAACGAGTTGGTCGCTTGCTGAATCAGTAGCAATCCTTTCTGATCTAATAAAGTTAAAGCCTAAGAAGGTATTAATTTCACCTTGAACTAGAGCCTTCACAGTATTGAAATCTGCGGATTGTACTTCGGTTAATGATAGCAACTGAGACATTTGTTTGGCGTTTACCACGCAAAATCTCGGTGCTTCCGGGTCGATCTCACTAGCATCTAACTTTTCTTTTGCAAGTAAAAGTTTTGATAAAGTAAGAGCGACATCGCCAGTTGTAGCATCGTATGTATGATCATTTATTAATACTTTTTGTGCAGCAGGTAAAGCAACGGCAGTTGCACCTGCAACTCCAGATTGTGCATTACCAGAGGCAGCAGTAACAATATGATCATCCATTCGTCTACCCATAGCCCACACGGCATTCATGGCATACTCTGATTCCGGGGATGTAAGCATTCTAACTTTATCCGCATTATCTATAAGGTCTGCCCAACGTGAAGTCGTTAAACTTAAACGTCTGCGTGAGTGTGGGGTATCGATACGAGGTGTATCGTCATGGCGAGATGCAGCATCTACTGCTGCGGTGCTTCCAATGCGTTCAATAAAAGCATTTTTACCAACTACGGATTCATTCTTAACTGAAGCTCTAAGGCGCGAACCTTTTTGCTGTCCAAGCATAAGAATATTTGCTTTATATTGTTCTACAAAGGAAGTGGTAATTTGTGTTGACATTACCATCTCTCCTTTAATTATTTATGAATGTTGTTTGTGAGCAACCCTCGGAAGGACTCGGTACTACAAGTTAAGGACTGATCTTACGATTAGCTCTCCTCAGGATGCGCCATTTGGAACAACTTCTGCATATCATCTACAGCTTGTTTATGTCCCGGCTTCATCGCGTTAGACGGATTGTATAGATGATTTGGATTATTCATCACATCCGCTATTTTCATTTGCGCTTCTTCCGGAGTAAGGGTTAAGCTATCACGACCATCACCAATTGCATGATCTTCTAACAATTCCTTACCAACCCGGTGTGCAAATTTAATTAGTTCTGGATTATTACCTAATCCAGATGAATCTAAGTATTCTCTTAATTCATCACCGCCAAATTCTGATATTGCTTTCTTGGCGATAGATAAGTTTTGATCTGATGCGTTCCCCCATTCTTTATCGAGGGAATCTTTTGCTGTTCTTAACGCATCTTCACTAGCTTGTTGATTCTGTTGTCCAACGTCAACAGCCATATTATTCCATTTTTCGTATAGAGTGTTGGCTTGTGATTTAGTCAGGTTAGATTCGTGTGCTGCGTTTTTAAACCAATCTTGAAGGTTGTCATCTAATTTGACTCCTTCAGGTGATTTAAATTCATAACCATTTGCATCTTCTGGTCGTCCTAGTTTTTGATAAACTTCGTTCCAACCATCTTTATCATCAGATTGTGGGATGGGTATTCTACCACCTAACATTTTCTGAGAACTGACCAACTGACTTGCGAGCGACTCTACGTCTTTCGTTTGTTCGATTACCTGAGTGTTTCTAATATCCTCTGGTAAACTTTGTTTCCAGTCTGAGGACACATTCTCTTGTACTTCGGATGTGCTATCCATTTTCAATCTCCTTTACTAAGTCTTTTATTTTTGTTGTAACTCTAAGAACAACTGAGCGTTGTCCTTCATTAAAAGCCGTTTGATAAGGGTTTGGATCAAACGATATGCGATCACGATAACCCAGTAGGTCTTTTAATACTCTACGACCTTCATCTGAACCAAAAGTGATTGCGTAATCTTTATTATTCGCGTTCTGCATCTGCTATATTCTTAATTGCTTTAGTACCTTCCATAGCTGTTTGTAAGGCTTGTTGCTGTGCCATCTGTTCTGCTCTTTGCTGTCTTATAGCATCTTTTTCTTCTAGTGATC